CATGTCAATCAACGCATAGAGTCTGCAAATGCAAAGACGTTCCTCTACGGCGTCAATCACGGTAAGTGGAGCGGTCAGTTCAAGTTCTGGCATAACTTCGGCTCATCGGTGAATGTGTATCTCAGCGTCTATAGTGCAAATGCGGCAGACAACTTTAGTGCTATAACTGTGCGATATGTCTCGTCAGCGCAGTCTGTACCGACTTCAACATGGACATCCTTGAAGTTTGAGGGCATCGACATCCAGACGACTGATATGTATAACGGACTTCAGTTCTCCATCAAGATCGAAACCCCGGTCTGTTCTGGTAATACAATCCGTATCGGTGACGCTCAGTTTGAAATCGGCCCGAAATGCACGACGATAGAACGACGCCCCTATGGGTTGGAGCTTGCCCTCTGCCAGCGTTACTACGAAGTGTCTGGTGGGAGGACGCTTCAGTCTGCCATCATCTCAAGTGACTACGTCAACTTCGCGTCATACAGGGTTACGAAACGCGCCGCGCCGACTGTTAGTATCACCGCTTACTCAAGTGGAACTGCGGGCTGTGTGCGCGACATAACAGCAAATGGAGACATCGCGGCGACCTGTGCTGGTCATTTAGACCACCTTGAGATAACGGGCGCAATGCAGCCCGCGCATATGTACGGCATCCAAACGTGGGCCGCAAGCGCGGAGCTGTAAAAGGAGAACCACATGGCATACAAACTTTCTAAAGACGGCGGCGTTGTCCGACTGAAGGACATGGCGTCCATCCCTAAGTGTCTGGACAACGTCGATTGGCAGGAGTACCTGGCGTGGGTGGCCCAGGGCAACACCCCCGCCCCTGCCGAGACTCCCGAGGAAATCGCGGCAAGGCAGGCGCGTGAGGCGAAAAAAGCGCAGATGGCTCAAACCGTGAGTCAGAACCTTCCGACCTTCGCGCAGGTCCAGACGACGATTAAGAACATCAGTAATCTGGAAGACGCGAAAGCGTTTCTGGAGAAGCTGGCGGCGGTGGTCTATATCCACGTCAAGGACGACAACGTCTAACAAAGAGAAAGGGGACAACAGGTCTGTTAAACTTGTTGTCCCCTATGCTCTCAAATGGTCGGGGCGAGAGGATTTGAACCTCCGACCCTCTGAACCCCATTCGTTTGACTACCGCGCTTATCAATGTGAACCGACATAACCCACTCCTTTCACTAAGGACCAATCACAATGCCCTACGAAATCGACATCCACAAGGAACTTCAAAACCTCAACGTCAAGGTGGCAGAAACAGGCTCAGACTTGAAAGCCTTGTGCCGCAAGTTCGAAGCCTTCATGGACAACGGCTCACCACGATGCGCTGACCAAGAGGCTCGACTGACTGACCTTGAGAAGTTCCACGATACATTTAATACCGCATCTCATCCCGTATGTCAAGCGGGTAAGGGAAGATGGGAAGACACAAAGGCTGACATCACATCACTGAAGAACCGCCAATGGTGGATTCTCAGTGCGGTTGTTGTGCAAGCCGGTCTCATCATTCTCAAATTCATGACAGGCTAAACCATGTCAAATCCGTGGAGTAAAAAACGTATGCCCAAGAAACGCGCAACAGAAGACGCGCTTGGTGAACTGCACGAGGCGCTGGCTATGAAGCTGAAGCATCTACTTAACGCCAAGCATTACAAGGTTGTCAAGAACAAGGCGGGTGAGGAAATCGGTATTGAGGAACAGACACCCCCTGCCCTGCTCAATGTCATCCGACAGTTCCTCAAGGACAATAACATCGAAGCGGACCCGAAGAAGTACCGCGAGACCGGTGAATTCGTCCAGCCGGAAGACCTTGAAGACTATCCGTTTGACGGGGAACCTAAACACTAACACTATTAAAACAATGGCTTACGCCAGAAAGGTTACATCTGATGCGCTGTCCTATTTGCTGGCTCGGCGGCAAGTTTGCTGAACTCAAGGCGAAAGTCCTTGAGATGATTGAGAATTTCAAGGAATCCATCCGTAGTATCAAGCGTGGCTTCTGAAATTACCCGCGTGTGGGACACGGGGAGAAGATAAAGTCTTCTCTCCGTGGCTCCTAGACCCATTTAAACCGATTTTAGAAGGGGTGTATGACCGCATTAGAAACAAAGTTAAAGGCCGACTTCCGTAACTTCCTCATTTATGTGTGGGGAAGACTCACTCTCCCGAAGCCGACGCAGATTCAATTGGAGATGGCTGAGTACCTTCAATGGGTGTACGAGAAGTCAGACAGCCGCAGGGCTATAATCGAAGCCTTCCGTGGCGTCGGCAAAAGCTGGATTACGTCAGCCTTCGTGTGCTGGCTCCTGCTCAAAGACCCTCAGTTGAAAATCCTCGTTGTGTCCGCAAGCAAAGAACGCTCGGACAGCTTCAGTATATTCACCAAGAGACTTATCCACGAACTTCCGGTCCTCAAGCATCTCATCCCCCGAGATGAGCAGAGAACCAGTAACGTCGCCTTCGATGTCGCCCCGGCGAAAGCGGCTCATGCGCCGTCTGTGAAGTCGGTGGGCATCACAGGTCAGATGACCGGCTCACGCGCGAATGTCATCATCGCTGATGACGTTGAGACTCCGAAGAACAGTCAAACCCAAGTCCAGCGGGACAAGATTTCCGAACTCGTCAAGGAGTTCGAAGCTATCCTGAGTCCCGGCGGAACGATACTTTTTCTAGGCACCCCTCAGACGGAGATGTCGTTGTATAACACGCTCCGACACGAGCGCGGCTATCTGTGCCGGATTTGGCCTTCACGGTATCCCTCTCACAACAAGCTCATCTATTACGGTGGTGCGCTTGCCCCGTCCATCCTCAAGGTCTGTACCGAACAGCCTGAGCGAATCGGCACACCGACCGAACCGACGCGGTTCCCCGACGAGGAACTTGAGGGCCGCGAGAAGTCCTACGGGAAGTCCGGCTTCGCACTTCAGTTCATGTTGGACACGACCCTGTCCGACACGGAGCGGTATCCTCTCAAACTTAGCGACCTCATCGTTCTCGACGTGGACCAGACACAAGCCCCTGTGAAGGTGGTGTGGTCCTCAGGCGCACAGTATGCTTTGAATGACGTTCCTTGCGTTGGCTTCACCGGCGACCGGCTCCACTCTCCCATGATGGTCTCGGACAAGTGGGCTGACTTTCAAGGCTCGGTCATGGCTATCGACCCGTCCGGTAGAGGACAGGATGAGACAGGCTTCGCTATTGTCAAGATGCTCTACGGCTTCCTGTACCTCGTTGAGACCGGCGGTCTGAAAGGCGGCTACACTCCTGAGAATCTGCAAATCCTTTCCATAATGGCAAAGAAGCACAACGTCAACTGTATCATCATTGAGAGTAACTTCGGTGACGGAATGTTCGCCGCTCTGTTGAAACCGGTTCTGTATAAGGTCCACGGCTGTCAGGTCGAGGAAGTCCGGCACAACATCCAGAAAGAACGACGCATCATCGACACTCTTGAGCCGGTCATGAACCAGCACCGGCTTGTGGTCGATAAACGCCTGTTCAATATGGACTTCAACTCGTCCGACGTTCCCGCCTATCAGTTGTTCTACCAACTGACGCGTATCACGAGAGACAGGGGTTCATTGGGTCACGATGACCGTCTGGACGCTCTGGCTATCGCTGTAGCCTATTGGGTTGAACAGATGGCTCGGGACACCGACCACTCGGAGAAGGACCATGAGAAAGACCTGCTTGAGAAAGAGTTGGAGAAATTCATGTCTAGCTTCGGGGTTGGTAAACCCGGCTTCCTCGGTCTGAGTAGACCTACCAAGACCTTTGAAAGACAGTCTATGTCTGGTCTGTCTAAAAAGACTTTCGTTGTGAAGACTTAGCCGTCATTATAAACCCGTCCGCCACCCCCTTATCAGGGGGGAAAGACACTCCAAAGAGAGACCATATTGACGCACATCTAAGTATGCGACTTTGGTGGGGAATCTTGAAAGTGGGAGTAAAGGAGAACAGACCTTGTGAAAACCTGTTCTCATGTGTGACTCTCCTTTCCTCTCCTTTCCATCATAAGACCCGAGTTCTGACCGCGTCAGCGGTGTCACTCGGGCTTCGCTTAACCTGTGGGGGACTGTCTACTCGACTGTAGGTGGTCCCCTACTTACATAGCTTTAAGGGCGACTATGTAAGTGGATAAGCGAAAGGGCGAAGCCCAACTTAAAGTTTAACTTAAAGTCGAACCTGTAGTCAGAACTATCGTTTGTACACTATAAGTATTACTACAGGTGGACTTTAAGCTCTGAGCTTAGAGTTTTATTCTAGGTAATAATAATAAGTAAAATAAAGCTTGAGGTTTAACTTAATGTCAAACCTAGTGTCAACTTCACGTTCAGACTTCATGTACTTCGAAAAGTGTGTTCGTAAGTGGGTCCGTAAACTAGGCTTAACCGCTTGGGACGTGACTGTCTGCTTGGGCGATACCGACGCAGATTCGACGGCTGAGTGTCTGTGTCACCTTCAGCAGAACTCAGCGACCATCAGCCTTTCAGACGAGTTCCAAACTAAGCGTAAATGGACGAAGCGGGAGATTGAGGCGACTGCTCTGCATGAAGTCCTTGAGATGAAATACAGTCGTATCCGCAGTTTCGCAAGTCAAGGCATCTCTGAAACTCTGGTGGACGAGGAAATACACCGGCTGATTCAACTGGACATAAACTACCTGCTACCTCAGACGTGAGCGGCAGGTCCAACCGCAGGTCGAGCCGAAGGGTCGGAGTGATAACCATCCCCTTCAGGCTCCCTGTGGTTGCTTTATGTTGGACGTAGTGTACCGGCGCGCACAACAGGTTGTGGCCCTGTTAGAGTGGGTTCGACTCCCACCGTTCACCCCATGTGAAACGAAAGCTCTGAACCGAAGGTCCGACGTGAAAAAGTATCATAAATTTCTGAAAGGGTATTCGCGCGCGTAAGGACCGCCTTTTCCCCCCTTAGGGATCTTTGAATCGAAACAAGTCCTTTCCTCAAATAATGTTGCCGGTCCCGTCCTTTTTATATGCAATCGCCGTTTCATGTCACAGACCGTGTCACAATCCTTTATATAAGCAACCGGTTTCATTAGGTTTCAATGGGATAATATATCTCTTTTACATTGGGAACCGGCTTGACAGGCGGTCCGGTCCTCGACTTGACAGGCGGTCCGGCGGTCCGTTTGACTTGCGGTCCCGGCTTGCACGTTTCTTCCCGTCCGTTTTATTTGACGATAAACGTAAGGGGTTCTGGAATTTTGTAAGGTTTTTTCCAAAAAATGTGAGAAAACCCCGTGAAAATGTCAAGGTCTCCGTGAATTTGTGACATAGGCTCCAAATAATGTGAAAAACCCATGATTTCCCAGGCTGTTAGACCTGGGACATCCCCAGGTTTCATTTTTTATTTTATGCCGCAATCCCCTTTTGTTTTCGCAAGGTTAGCCTGGATTTTACCCTTGGCATACGCCCTGCGTCGGATGTTATGGCACAGGGCCTGCATTGCCTGGGAGCGGAAACGGCGTGTTTTTTTATCAAACGCCGTGACATTGGAAACAAAACAGGAAGCTTGACACAATTCAAACCTCATCGAAATGAAAGGAAAAAGACAATGGAAAAGACGGGAATTATCACGACGGCGGAAAAGGAAGTTATCGAAACGGCGGTTTATTGTGACGGTTGCGGCGAAGCTATTACAGACGGTTGGACGTTTGAAAAG